GTTTATGTGTCCTTGTGGAGTGTTAGCTGTAATACATCTATTAACGAATGGTATACCTTTAAGTTTTAATTGTTCTTTAATTTTTATACAATCTTCACATTCTAATTCAGTAAAGAGTGATAGTTTGTAATTATCTGTATTAAAATTCATTTTAAATGTTTATTATTTTTTATACTTATTAAGATATTCTAGTTCTTGTTTAGTTAAACTATCCATACCTTCATCTAAAATTTTATCTAATAATACATCCAAAGAAAAGGGTTTTCTTAAAGTTTTTTTAGTTTCAATAGGTTTTTCTAATATCTCTCTTATGTTTTTCATTCTATGTTCCATAATAGCTTTTAATTGCCTACTAATTTCTGCAGCTACTGTTGGATTCATTTGTTTCTGGGGTGGGTATGGATTTAAACCAAATAGGTGATTTTGTAAATTATCTTCTAATCTGAATCCTAGTTTTCTAGGTTTCGCCATTAGAAAGAAAGCTGTTACTTTATCAGTTAAAAATTCTTTTAAAAGACTATCTATTTCCTCAAAAGGTAATTTTGATTTTAAACACATTATAATTACGTTATCACCAGTAACAAAGCTAAATTCATCACCTACAATAATAGTATCCATAACTTCACGTATATTATTTACTATTACTTGGTTTTCTTCCATGCTTTTCCAGTGACCAAACATAAATAAAAGATATTTTTTTACTCTAACTCCCATACTAATAAATATTTATTTTAATGTAGAAACATTATCTTTTTTGGTTACTGTTATTATATTATCTCCCCATTCTCTAACTAAGGGGTTGTGTGTAATTAAAAATATATTTTCAAAATATTCCTTAACTTTATTAAAAAATGTATTAACTTGTTCTAAATTTTCATTACTTACTTTACCTAAAACTTCATCAAATACTGTAATATTAGGTCTCGGCAAACAAGATACTTTAGTTAATACGGTTCTAATAGCTAATGCAGATAAAGTTTTTTCAAACCCACTCCCAGCAGAAACTAATTTTTCTACTTTAGTATTATTATCTACCATCCAAAACTCTACTTCATTTTTTTCATTTACTCTAATTTCTACACAAAATTCTGTAACATCAGATAATAATCGCATTAATTCATTATTTAGTTTTGGGACTACGCTTTTCATTATAGTTTTAATAATACCATTTTTACCATATACAGTTAGATAAGCTCTAAAAATTTTATCTACATCATTTTCTTTTTTTATTTTATCTATTTTACTGTTTTTTTCTGTAATAGAAGTTTCACAATTACTTATAGTGTTTTTATTATATTCTATTTCTCTAACTAAGGTATCCTTACTATTAATCAAAACATCTATTTTAGAATTTACTGTTAATATCTCTTTTTGTATTCTAGTATTATTTTCTAATTTTTCTTTATTTTTTTTCCATTTACTAAATTTAGTTTTTAATTTTTCTATTTCTAATTCTATTTTTCCAACTTCTAATACCAACCTTTCTTTTTTTAATAATTCTTTTTCATATTCATCAAAAATTATTTTTTTTGTGTTTAAAATATCTATTTTAGTGTCTAATAATTTTAATTTTTTATCTGTTGTTTTTATTGTTTCTGTCAACTCTTTAACATCATTTTCCAATTTATTTATTTCTTTACTATGGTCTACATCTTTTAATGTTTGTTTACACATTGGACAGATTTCAGACTCTTTTAAATTATTTAATGTGTTGGTCAAATTTTTTA